CCAGGCAGCCAGGCTGCCCTCGGGCCACACGATGTCGAAATTGGCAATAAGCCACCACGGTGCAAAAGGCGTGGACTTTATGCCCAAGTTCCACGATGTGGAAACGCCGAGATTGCTTGGCATCGGCAGCAGTGTGGCGCGCTCAACGTGCTGCACATCTTGCAGCAGTCGCGGCCCCACGCAGCGCCCGTTGTCGATGACGACTAGGTGACCGACAGGGTGGTCGATGCTGGCCAGCATCCGATACAGCAGATCTGGCCCAGTCAGTATTGGGACGACCATTACGGGAATCACAGCGACTCCAACGCTGGCGCCCAATACTCGGCAAACACTTTGTCGGCGTCGTAGTCCTTGGCAAATTTGATGGCCTCAGCGCTTCGCCCTTGGCCGCGCTGGTAGGCGGCCTCAAGGTTCTCGATGATGGTGGGAACCGATGGGGTCAGCCACCAAGATTTCTGCGCGTCGTCCCACACCGGCTGGCCCTCGCAGATCCAGCCGTCGCCCACCAGCTCGGGCTGAGCGGTGGAATTGTTCACGATGATGGGCGTGCCGCAGGCCTGCGCCTCAATGGCGGGGATTCCGAAGCCCTCGCCAAGGCTCGGCTGCAGCAGCACGTCCATGCCGGTGTAGATCGCCGCCAAGATGTTTTGCGGGATGCCCGTGCGGTAGGCGTACTGATCGACGAACACAATGCGCTCATTAGGGATGCCGCAAGCCTGCGCGAGTTCGCGCAAGTTGATGCCACCCATGGCGCCCTTGTCCTCAGTGTGGACATACAGCACAGCATCGGTGCGCTTTTGTGACCACATAGAAAACGCCAAGAACATCTCGGGGTAGGCCTTGCGGTTGTGACCGTTGCGCCCGCCCTTGTTGGCTGAGTTCACACCGACCACGTAATGGTTGGTGTCTGGGATCTCCATGAACTCTCGGCCCGTCATGCGCCGGTCGCCAGCATCAAACTTCTCGGTGGGCTTGAACACCGAGGTGTCAATGGCGTGCGGGACATACAGCGACTCAATGCCTGCGCGATCGAGTGCTGCCTGGCCGAAGCGGGACATGGCTAACGGCGTGACGTTAGGCCGCGAACACCAGGCCTTCACATCAGGTGGGCAAGGCGTGTGGTCAATCGGCACCCATGAGGCGATCTTGTCCACGACATCCCACTGCTGACCCTTGAAAACCCAGGTGTCGAACAGCGTCACCAGCAGCGGGTCAAGACCTGGGTTTTCGTGCACCCACGCCATGAAGTGCGCCGGCACCACATCGTTGCTGTAGAGGTCAAAGCCGCGAGGGAAGTGCTTGATTCCCTGCCACTCAGTGACGGTGCCCTCTAAGCCGTAGTTGCTAGCGATAGCAACCTTGTGCCCAGCATCGCGCAGGCGGGTCGTCACCTGCGCTGTTTGTTGTCCGTAGCCGGTGGCGGCGTAGGGACTGTTAGACGCCCACAAGATTGAGCGCGGGTTGTCGGTGTGCGGGATGCCCGCAGACTTTGCAGGGTTTCCAGACTTAGCCATGGCTGTGTCTTTCTGTGCGCAGGGAAGTGAGGGGGCCGCAGTCCTGCGCGCCCGCGACCCCCTCACGAGGGTTTCGTTACGGCGTGGTGCCGCCAACGAAGTACTTGATGTGCGAGGGCTGTGGCAGGTTGCCATCCACCCGGAAGGTTGCCCGGAAGGTCACGAGACCATCAGCGAAGGCGAAGTCGTCCGAACGATCCAGACGAATCCCGCCAACTTGCCGCACGAAGTACGACGGCAGATGACCTGCGACGACCGACTTGGCCGATTCGCCGACCGCGGCCATTGCCGGGTTCTCTACCAAGGGGTAGCCCAGCACGCGGTCAGCGGTTGCCGCATCGAGCGTCGGGGAGAACACGAAGTTCCCAGAGCCGTCCTGCAGCGTGCGCATATCCACAATCGCCGAGGTGGACGCCATCACAGAGAAACCGGGCAGGGCGCGAGCCGCAGCGTCGGTGCTGTAGATGAGTTCCACAAGGTCGCCGTAGGTAAACACGCCCGTGGTCGCGGTGCCGGTAACGCCCGAACCGGCGGCATCCACCACGCCAACAGGCTCATTTGTACCCGTTCCTACAGTCAGCGCGGTGTTCACGGCGAAGCCGAGAGCGTTGCCGACCTGGGTGGCCATCAGCGAGGTGAGATCCACCGCCGAGTCCTCTAGCAACTCGTTGCTGATCTGCGTCAAGAAACTGTACTTGAACGCCCCGAGTTCGATGAACGAGTTGAACGTCGGATCAGACTCGCCAATGGTGCTGCCCTCAGAAGTCACCGTGCCGGTGCTGTAGGCAGACAGCGACGGTATCTGCAGCTTCTCGCCACCAGCGGTGTTGAGCACGGTGCTGACGCGCAGCATAGGCCCGATTTCCCTTGCCAAAAGGATGACTTCGTCATAAAAGCTTGTTGGCGTGGGGGCACCAGTGCTGCTGTTGGTGACATCGCGCTGCTCAAAGTTGTACGAACGCATTTCACCGCGAGCGAGCGAACGCAGCACATCGCTGTCATTGCGCTCCTCAACAACAGGCGCCGAGACAGTGCGCGCCTCAGCGTGCGCCGCGGTCGCCTCAGCGATCTCAGCCTCACGCTCAGACAGCGCACGCATGTCGTCAATGCGTGCCTTGAGTTCATCCATGTGTGCGAAAGCGCGGTCTACGCTTTCGCGCTCGGTTGCATCGAGGCTGCGGGACTCAGAAGCCGCCCGGTCAAGGACATCCTTGGCCGACTCGTAAGCCTTCGCCCGCTCCTCCTGCATGTTCTTGATGTAGTCCACGACTACTCCTTTACAGGTTGGGATTTATGCGCAGGGGGGACAATCCGGCGCGGCTCCGCTGCCGGGACACACAAGCGCGGCTCCGCTGCTTGTGATGGTGGAGGTGCTCGGAATCGAACCGAGGTACCCGCTGGTGCCCTGTAGGGCCTTGACAGCGGGGCTGACCAACTCACCCCCGAGCACTTTTCTAAAGTGCCGATTTAGATTTAGACCGCCTTGGCGAGAAGTTCCAACTTGTCGCGCAGCACGCCGATGACCTCGCTGGGATCAACCTTCGGCTCAGCCTGCGCACGCTGGCGGCTCACGACATCAACCAACAAGTCAGCCTGGTCGTCGTTCAACTCTTGGCCGTTTTCCAGCGCGGTGAGTGCGCCGGCCAAAGCATCGGCGTCGGTCTGTGTGCGCTGGGCGAGGATCTGCGCCTTGCGGATGGTTGCGCTGGTTTCCTCGTAGGCCGGGAAGCCAGTGACGACGCTAACCTCGCGCAAGGCAATCTCGTTGAGGTAGCGGCGCTGGCCGTCGTCGCTCCACTCGTCGCCGCCGCGAGGGACGTGGAAACCGAAACTCATCGAATCCACAATCTGCGAACGCATCAACTCAACGAGGTCGCGGGCAAAGGTGGTGTTGGGCATGTCTGCCTCAACCTTCAGGCCACGGTCATCCTCCATCAGGCGCAGCGTGCCTGAGCGGGTCGAGGCCAGCGGCATGGTGTCGTCGTGGTTTACGAACATCTTGACGTTGTTACGCGCCGAGAGTGTGCGCTGGAAAGCGCCAGGCCGGATCTGCTCAACGAACGGCAGCGGCTCGCTGTCGCTGTTGAACACGGCGGCGTAGCCCACAAAGGTCGCCTTGTCGGCCTCCTGGCGCAGCTCCAAGTCGTGCACCTGCATCTGGCGCATTTCAACCTTGGTCATGGTGTGCCTTTCATCCTTGATGCGCGCCGCCTGTCGTTCCAGCCAGCGCCTTGCAGGTTCGGGATTGAGGGGGTTGATGCCCCACAAGTAGTGCGCCACAGCACCAGCGCCTGGCCACTCATCGTGGTCAGGGTCGCTGTTCTTAGGCGCATCAAGATCAACAGCGTGGCGAGCGGCCCAAGCGTTCGCGCGCACCGCTTTGTCATCCGACATTTCGCCGCGAGCCATAGCCCGTGCCTCGCGCAGCGTGCCCTCGGTTAGGCCGTCGCCGCCCAGGCCCTCGCGGTTGAGTTCAAGGCCACGAGCAGCTGCCGTCTGGATGTATTCGGGCACCGAGTCCACGCGATCCTCACGGCCCTGCCAAGCGTTGCAGTAGTAGCCGCCGCGCACGTACTCCTCCCAGCGCTGGCACCAAGCCATGTCGCCCTGCACGTTGGACTCGTCAAAGAACATGCAATTCCCGCAGGCCCGGCCCTCAGGTACATCCTCGGCTAGCGCCGGACGGTAGTTGTCGGGCAGGTCTCGACTGTTCGGCTCGGGCAGCGGGTCAATCTTGGTCAAGGTGCTGAACTTGTGCCCAACGCGCACATCGCTCGGCGACCACCCACCATCGGCTGGCCGGTAGACACGGATCAGCGCAGCAGGGTCGTCCTCAGTGCCAGAGACTGTGAAGTCGCTGTTAGGCACGTTGATGCTGCCGTCGCGCTCAATGCGCTCGATGCGACCACGCGCGCGACCGCCTGAGGAGTTCCATGAAACGAAATCACCCACCGACAGCGCGTCGGGCGCAGCCCGCTCACCACCTGGCTCCATGTCCTCAGCAAGCGACAGAGCAACCATTTGGTCAATAGCGGCCTGCTTGGTGTCGTGGCAGCCCATAACCTCACCGTCATCCTTCTCGGTCGCCCATCCTGAGCAACCAGGGTTTGTGTCGCTGACGTAGTACGGCATCAGCGCTGCTCGTCCTCGTCGTCA